GTTTTGTTCGTGAGAATCCGCTCACAGACGACAAGACTCCAGAGAATCCAATCCGTCGCTTTATCATTGGACCACAAATCTTTACCGGAATCAAGGCCGCATTAATGGATCCAGAGTTGGAAGAATTGCCAACAGACTTATTGCGTGGTCTAGATTTCCGCATCACCAAAGGGTCCAAAGGTGGTTTTGCCGACTACTCTACTTCAAAGTGGGCACGTAAAGAAACTGCTCTAACTGACGCAGAACAAGCGGCTATTGAACAGTATGGCCTGTTTGATCTATCAACATTCCTTCCAAAGAAACCAACCGAAGTTGAGTTGAAAGTAATTAAGGAAATGTTCGAAGCATCTGTAGATGGTCAAAGCTATGACGCAGAGCATTGGGGACAATATTTCCGTCCGGCAGGCGTTGCGGCACCAGCCAACGCTACTTCAGCTCCACAAGTCGAAGAAGATACTCCAGCACCAGTTGCCAAAACGGCTCCTGCGGCTTCGGTATCCAGCTTTGATGATGAAGATGATGTTCCAGTAGCATCGGCTCCGGTTCAAACTCCCGCCGCTGGCGGCGATAAAGCTCAAGATATCCTTGCGATGATTCGTGCTCGTCAAAAGCAGTAAAATTAAAACAATATCAGGGTCTCAGACCCTGATATTTGTTTATTGCCGACTATGATGAATAAAATAAGACCTTCAGAGTACTCTGATTTATTAAAATTGACTGTCCCTCCAAAAGAGATATATCTAGCAGATCATCTCAATGGATTTGACATTGATTTAAACAACAGCATACTGCAGCACCTTAATAATATAAGTAATAATACTTGTACAGTTATCTGGAGTCAAATTCTCAGCGCACAATTAAAATCAAAATACCCTAATCTACAATTTAAACAAAAATTTCCAGATTGGCTATGGCCACAATTTCAAGATTACAAAAAACATCCGCCAATAAAAATTAACAATTTTATTTGTAGTTTTAATGGATCTCCTCATGTAAGTAGAAAATTATTAGTGGCCGCCTTAAAAAAGTTTGATTATTTTAATCCAAATTACTGTAGTAAAAACTTCGCATATTCGCGAGATGTTCTTGATGGACATATACAAGATTATGTCGGTGATAAAAATATGTTTTATAGGAAATTTTTTATATCAGAGGATAGTGATATTTTTTTCCAGACCATATACAGTTTTGGGCATGATAGATTTAGACACAACAAAAACATTTATAATTTAGAAAATCAGTTGACTCAAAGTTTCTTACATATTGTAAGTGAAACTATGGCTACTAGTTATTATCCATTTCTTACTGAAAAAATGGTGTACAGTATTGTAACTCGTGGATTATTTTTAGCTTATGCTCAACCAGGCTGGCACAGTTGTATTGAAAAATACGGATTTAAAAAATATGATAAATTATTTAATTATACATTTGATAGCATAATTAATCCAGTTGAACGATTAGTTGAGTTAATGACCATGGTTGGAAAATTTAAAAATTTATCAGAAGCCGAATGGCAAGATTTATATTTGATGGAGTTGGATACTATTGAATACAATTATGATCATTTTTTTAGTGGGCGGTATTTAGAACATCTTAAGCAATATAATAATTGACAATAGATAAAAGATATAGTAAAGTAACAATTAATTAAAGGAAAACAACATGGCAAAACCATTCGATGTATCAAAGTTTCGTAAGGATATCACTAAGAGTATTGATGGGCTTAGTATTGGATTTAATGATCCAACAGATTGGATTAGCACAGGAAACTTTGCGCTAAACTATCTTATTAGTGGCGACTTTAACAAAGGTATTCCGCTAGGTAAGGTTACGGTATTTGCTGGAGAATCGGGTGCTGGCAAATCATATATTTGTTCGGGCAACATTGTTAAGAATGCACAGGAGCAAGGTATTTTTGTTATTTTAATTGATACAGAAAATGCTCTTGACGAAGACTGGCTCAAGGCATTAGGGGTCGATACATCCGAAAATAAATTGCTTAAATTAAGTATGGCTATGATTGATGATGTAGGAAAAACTATTGCTACATTTATGGCAGACTACAAAGCATTGCCTGACGGTGAACGTCCAAAAATACTGTTTGTTATTGATAGTTTAGGCATGTTATTGACACCGACTGATATAAATCAGTTTGAAGCAGGCGATATGAAAGGCGACATGGGTCGTAAACCTAAGGCGCTTACAGCATTAGTTCGCAACTGTGTCAATATGTTTGGTAGTTACAACGTAGGTCTAGTATGTACCAATCATACATACGCTAGTCAAGATATGTTTGACCCAGATGATAAAATCTCAGGCGGTCAGGGCTTTATCTATGCTTCCAGTATTGTAGTTGCTATGAAGAAAATGAAGCTGAAAGAAGACGAAGATGGCAACAAAATTTCAGACGTTATGGGTATCCGTGCTGGTTGTAAAGTAATGAAAACACGTTACACTAAACCATTTGAAGGCATGCAGGTTAAGATTCCTTACGAAACAGGCATGAATCCCTACAGTGGATTGACTGACTTGGCTGAAAAGAAAGGTCTGCTCAAAAAGGATGGTAATCGTCTAATGTTTGTTACTTCAGATGGCGAAATTATTAAACAGTTCCGCAAGGCTTGGGAAAGCAATGAGGAAGGCTGTTTAGACAAAGTTATGGCAGATTTTGCAAATCAAAAAGAAACGGTAAGTACTGAAGACACACTAACGGAGGAATAAGAATGTCAGTAGATTTAGCTAAAGAAATTTGGACCGAACTTAAACGATACGTTAATACAGTTGATCGCTCAGATGCGGCAGAAACATTAGTATCTGTATTAATCGATAACGATGTGGATGCAGACGATATTAAGGTTGCATTTAAAACGGACTCAGATGTTAAGGCCGCACTAGCTCATTATATTAAAGATCATCAAGACGAAGCGGATGATGATGACGAAGACTATGATGGCTATGACATGGACGACGAGGACGAGGACTATTAATGTGGTACAGTAAGGTCACGGCAGATTTAAGTGCTATTCCAGATTTTATAGCACACTATGAGCAAGAGCTTGAAGCGGCTCGCCGTGATTGTAGGGTAGGCGGTATTGTTGAAAAAAACATAACCAATCTGCCAGGCATTACTGAACACCGGTTTAATCAGCTTCAAGAAATTGAAGCTGTATTAAATTTTCTTAATATACAACTACGCAAAATACGCCGTAAACACTTTCAAAAGTACTTGGAAGGTTACGCTCGTGCCCTGACCAGCCGTGATGCTGAAAAATACGTAGATGGTGAAGACGAAGTTATTGACTTTGAAACTTTGATTAATGAAGTAGCATTATTGCGTAACAAGTTTTTAGGCATTATGAAAGCAATGGAGTCAAAAAACTTCATGCTTGGACATATTGTTCGTTTAAGAGCAGCCGGTATGGAAGATATTCAAGTATAATGTTTAAAAACGCACAAGAAGCACACGCTCATAGTTTAGAAACTCTCAATCAACTATACGAATACGACGACTTTATGGCGTCTATTAAAACTATAGTTGACCTAGGCTGTGGCCCAACCGGTTTAGATTTAGAATGGTGGGCCACCGCTACCATGCGAGACGAACGTTCTACGCCGCTAGGCATTCAATGCCACGGAGTTGACACAATTCAGGCTACCGCCAGTGCTCGTAAATATACCAATATTCAATTTCATCGACAAGATTTTGAAGGCACAATAGATACCCCACCTGAAAAATATGATATTTTATGGTGCCACGATGCGTTTCAATATGCCATCAATCCAATTCAAACGTTATCTAACTGGCGTAAAATTTCTAGTACTGGGGCAATGCTTTATATAGCGGTACCACAAACTACTAACATTCGCCATAAAGATTTAGATTTCACCCAACAGGATGGTTGTTATTATCATTACACAATCGTAAGCCTTATTCATATGTTAGCTTTAACAGGTTGGGATTGTCGCGCTGGATTTTTTAAAAAAACTCCTACGGATCCTTGGCTTCATGCGGTAGTATATAAGAGCAATCAAGAGCCCAGAGACCCAAAAACTACCCGCTGGTACGACCTAGTTGACACAGGACTTCTACCTGTTACAGCAGACAAAAGTATTCAGGCCAAGGGTTTTTTAGATCAGCGTGATCTAGTACTACCATGGTTAGATAAAAACTTAATTTGGCTAGGACAACAGTAAGTTAGCGGCTACTAACTGCCCAAAAATGCCCGTTTTTAGGGCATTTTTTACGGCGGTTGACCATTAAATCCTAATACACTATACTAGCTATAACTTAATAAAAGTAGGAGCTAAAATGAAATTTGAAATTGGTACAAAAATTACTTGGAAATGTGCTGCTGGCGAGTTAACAGGTACAATTAAAAACATTGTATTAAGCCCAAATGCCGCAGATCAAACTATTCCTTGGATTATTGTTAAGGATATAGTGAATATCCATACAGGTAAACAGCATAGTAATACTCAATTATGTGCTAGCCACTCAGGATTGCTACAGTTAAAAATTACAGCGGTTGACGAAGAATTCGCTTAATTGTATAATCATTACATAAACTTTAAAAGGAGCTAAGATGTCAACAATCTTAATTAAAAATGGTTCGTATCGCGGTACTCAAGTCAGCGGTATGATTTTTGAACTTGTAAAAGGTTTTCAAACAGGAGCCAAAGGAGGCTATGTGACTGTAAAAGCAGACGGCTATTTTGGCCCAGATTTACCAGATGTAGTTCGCGTCAACGTACCATCAATTGAAGATATCGAATTTGTAACTGGCCAACCTACGGTCCAACCCAAGGTAGAGGTAGTTGCCCAAGAAACTGACGATGAGGTTATGAATCGCATCGAAGAAAGATTTGAGATTTTACATCAAATGACCCGTGCTACAATCTCAGGCGACGTTCGTGCTATGATTGTAGTTGGGCCTCCAGGTGTAGGTAAGAGTTATGGTGTAGAATTCGAACTAGAAAAATCTGGCCTGTTTGACAAAATTTCAGGTAAGAAAATCAAGTACGAAGTAGTCAAGGGTGCCATGACTCCAATTGGTTTATACTGTACTCTATATCGTCACTCAGATGCTAACAACGTCTTGGTGTTTGACGATTGTGACTCAGTATTCCAAGACGAGTTAGCACTTAATATTCTTAAGGCCGCATTGGACTCAGGTAAGAAACGTAAGATCCACTGGAACTCAGACAGCGCCATGTTGCGCCGTGAAGGTGTACCTGATATGTTTGATTTTAAAGGTGGAGCAATCTTTATTACCAATTTGAAGTTTGATAACATCAAAAGTAAGAAGATGCAAGACCATTTAGAAGCATTACAATCACGTTGCCACTTTTTGGATTTGACCTTAGATACAATGCGTGATAAGTTCTTGCGCATCAAGCAGATTTTCCGTCAAGGACAACTGTTCAATGACTATGATTTTACACCAGAACAAGGTGATGAGATCCTAGCGTTTATGGATGCTAACCAAAATCGCCTGCGCGAGATGAGCTTGCGTATGGCACTGAAACTAGCAGACTTAACCAAAGTATCTAAAGATAATTGGAAGGCATTGGCAGTTTCAACTTGTATGAAACACAGTTAAGAAATTTACTTATCCGCTCTGGAGCGGATAAGTACCTAGTAGCTCCTGTACCGCCTTAAGAAGCGGTACATTTCGCAGGAACCCGTAAAACGGTTCCTGTTTTTTTGCTTTCCCTCACAAAGTATGCTACAATATACATATGAATTTATCTAACGCTAAAAAACAGATATACACAGAAGATCCAAAAGGATTGTATCACTGGGCTAATATTTTCAATAGATTACAACGAAATTTTTTCGTAGATTCTCCTACTAAATTGCGTAGAGAAAAACAAATTGAAGATTTTATTACGCTCAACGGATTTGAAAAAGTAAAATTTAAAATAGACACGGATTTGTTTGGCGAGTTTACTGGCACTAAAGTTGATAGCAGTAGCGAAGCTGACATCGTAGTTATTACTGATCAAAAATTTAGTCGCTATCCATGTATAGCAATCATTGAAAAAATTAAAGAGCAACTTGATAAGTGCCCTAATTTATACTTGTGCCTAAATAGACATTATATCAACATTGATAATAGCTATCACGATGCTACATTAGATCCAAAGTTTACAATAGCAATAGCACAATGGCTTAAGAAAAATTTGCCCGATGCTGATGTGCTTGATCTTAGTTTAGATTTTGTTGACTATGGACAAAGTTTTACTTGGGCTGTTCCGGATAGACATTTTTATATTAGGAAGCGCCCATGACAAAAATTATAGAATTCTTTAATCAAAGTTCAATTAAAGCAGATTGGAAAACACAATACACACGTTATCGACTTGGAAGATTAAAACATCAATATTGGTTGCTGAATCGAAAAGATAAAAACAAAGCAGTCATTGACACTTACGATTATTCAATATTACAAAATTGTCAACCCGGGTGTACTGTTTTTTTCGGTAGTGCCGGGTACTACATAAAGGATATTTTCGACGAAGTTGAAGTAGTAGAGATGCACCCTGTAGTAAAAACATTTTATCCCGCGGCTCATATTTGTACAGACCGTGCCGATTTAGTTAACTTGCCGTTACGTGCTGATAATTTTGCTGTAGTAAATAATCGCGGCGACATATGGACAGAGCTTGAAAACATAGCAGAGCATTGTAAGCACTACACAAAAATAATGAATCCTGGCTGTAGATTTTTCTATAGTTTTAGAGACACTCAAATCTCAGGATTAAATCGCCTTACTACTGACATGGAACAACATTTTTTAGACTGGGCGTTGGCACTTGAACAAACACATAATCTGAAATTAGTATGGCATGATATTAATTTTAAACGTAAAATCCCTTACGAAGATAATCAATATAATCAATTAGAAAACCCTGACACTACCAATGGCAATTTAAAGTTTTGGTTTGTATATAAAGGAGATCCATGGTCCCCAATAATTTAAGTATTGTTTGCTATACTGGTGGCACTTGTGGCGATTTAATCACAGCAATGATTGACAGCAGAGATGTTAAACTTGAAAATAAAGTAATCATACATACTACCGACAGACAACGGCTTAAGAAGCCACATTTATTCGCTAATGACGAAGAGAAAAATCAGTTTCTTATTAACGTAGCATATCAGTATAATAGCATACCAAGTCATGATTTTACCTACCACATGAGCCAATCGCATGATTTTATTTCGATTGTAGTCAGTGATATTAAAACCGCCGAATGGGCGGCAACTAGATTCAAAAAACTACACAGACCTCATGTTTGGGCAGAAATGTCAAAAGCCTCTAATGCCAACACAGTTGACGAATATGCTCAATTACTAATAGATTATTCAAATATGGTTTGTAATCATAACAACAAATATGTTACACTAGAAGATATTAGAAAAGGTAAAGTGATAGACAAATTAGAAGAACTTTTACAAACGGATCTTAGTAAAGGTGGAAAATATATATATAAAAACTGGCTTTACAGTCAAATGAATTTATGAGAACAGCTACAATAGTAATTAAAGACGAAGTTAATATTAAAATTGAGGATCTCGAACTTGACGTCCGTAAAAAATTAGTTAACACTTTTAAATATGAAATACCCGGGGCACGTTATCAACCTTCTGTGAGACTAGGTCGCTGGGATGGTAAAATAGCCTATTTTCAAATGGGCGGCAGCACGTACACCAACTTACTGCCTGAAATTGTTCCAATACTGGAAAATTTTAACTACAATATTGAGTTAGATGACCAGCGAACATATTCTACTACTGTTGATTTTGAGCGGGTCAACGAAGATACATTCAGTCATATTAATTGGAGCAAAGGCCACCCTATGGAAGGCCAACCTATACGCTTACGTGATTATCAAGTAGAGATTATCAACAATTTCCTTGAAAATCCGCAAAGCATACAAGAGATTGCCACCGGCGCAGGCAAGACAATTATGACAGCGTCGTTGAGTCAACGTTGCGAACACTTAGG